TATGTGTGGAATGGTTCTCCTTGTCATATTGTGCTTGGTACTGGGGTTGAGTGTATATGAGTGTTAATGAGTTGAATGCTGAGAGTGAATTGCTTGAGAAGGTATTGTTAGGTCATGGTTTTACTTTTCAGGAGTTATGGAAGATTAAACAATTAAGTTATAAGGAGTATCCTTGTCCTTTGGGTTTTTATGTTTTTTATAATCGTGAGTTAAGTTTGATTATTGAGGGTTGTGGTTATGTGGATTAAGAAGGGTTTTTGGAAGCGAATGATTTGGTTATGTCCTCATTGTGAGGTCGAAGTTAAGAATAATTATAAGAATACTTATTGCCCTCCTTGTAAGTACCTTCAGGACTTGTCTCCTGACTTATCTAGGGTTGAGTATCTTGATTTGCCTAAGAAGGATAAGAAGCGATTGTTTAATTTGGTTAGTGATTATTATGATTTGAATACTGCTAAGGACGAGAAGGTATTAACTAATGCTGAGTATAAGTGTATGAGGGATGAATTGATTGGGTTGATGGAGCCTTTGGTTCAGGCGGCTGATCAGCATTCCCGTGTTAAGAAGGTTATTAATTGTTGTGAGTTAGCGTCTGGTTTGAAGAAGAGGTATTTGAGATGAGTGAGGGTTCTTATCCATCGGTGATTAAGGATGTGTATGTTGAGTTGGAGGATATAGCAGAGCGGTTGAAGCAGTTGGCTATGGAGTTGATGGAAGAGGATTGCCAATGAATGTTTTGGTTACTGGTGGTGCTGGCATGATTGGTAAAGCGTTAGTTAAAGCTTTAGTAAAGGAAGGTCATAGTGTTAGCGTTATTGATATTCATGACCCGGAGGTTGAGGGAGTTAAATTCTATGAGGGCACTATTATGAGCTCTCGGTTGCTTAATAGGGCTTTCAATGATGATTATGAAGTTGTCTTTCATCTTGCGGCTTTAACTTCTGTGCTTGATAGTTTTGATGGTTCACTCTCTTATTTTAGGGTTAACGTTGGTGGTAGTATTAAGTTGATTAATCAGTGTCTTGAGTATGGGGTTAAGCGTTTCATCTTTTCTTCCTCTTGTGCTATGTTGGAGGATAAGCCTGGATTACTTAATGAGGGTGATATTAAGTTAACTAGTCCTTACGCGATGACTAAGTATACTGTTGAGGATTATCTCTGCTTGGTTGATCGGTTTGGTTTTCCTTTCAGCAGCGTCTCATTAAGGTATGCTAACGTTTATGGTTTGGAGGGTGGAGGAGTAATCCCTATTTTTTTACGCCGAGCCTTGAAAGGTATGGATTTATTAGTTAATGGTGATGGGGGTCAGGTTAGGGATTTCATTCACGTCAGTGATGTAGTAACGGCTAATTTGTTAGCGATGAATGATGAGGTTGAAGGAACTTATAATATTGGTACTGGAGTAGTCACCACTATTAATCACTTAGCTAAGATGATAAAGCGTTTAACTAAGTCAAAATCAAAAATAATTAATTGTAAGCCTTGGGATGGTGACGTGAAGAATTCTTGTCTTGATATTAAGAAGGCTCAGCGGTATCTTGGTTATTACCCAAAGGTTAATTTATTAGAAGGGCTTGAGATGATGATGGATGAAAATAACTATTCCTTATAAGCCTCACCCAGCACAACAAGCTTTCCATAATAGCAACGCTCGTTTCAGAGTACTAGCTTGTGGTCGTCGTTTCGGTAAGACTATGGCCGCTGCTAACGAGGCTATTCGCTTGGCGACGTTGAAGAGTAAGTGTGTTGGTTGGATAGTGGCTCCTGTTTTTGGTCAGACAATGATCTTCTGGCGAATGATCCGTAAATTCTTACCTAAGCAATTAATCAGTCGAGTGAGTAAGAGCGAGCGATACATTCAATTAATTAATGGATCAGAAATCTGGTTTAAGTCAGCTGATAACCCAGACTTATTGCGTGGAGAAGGATTAGATTGGGTTATAATGGATGAGTGCGCTATGATTAAGCGAGAGGCTTGGGAGGAAGCACTGCGTCCTGCTTTATGGGATAAGAGTGGTCGAGGAGTCTTTATATCTACACCGAAGGGTTATAATTGGTTTTATGAAGCTTGGAAGAGAGGCCAGGATAAGGAGGATAAGGATTTCGAGAGTTGGCAGTTCTCATCTCAATTAAATCCTTATTTAAGTGAAGAGGATTTTAAGGAGATGAAGGCTTCATTACCTGATCGAGTATTCAGGCAGGAGGTCCTTGCTGAGTTCATTGAGGATGCTGGAAGCGTCTTCCGTAATATCAGGGAGTGTGTTTGCCCAGGTATATTAAGGAAGGAGCCTGAGTCAGGCCATCGATACGTATTAGGGGTTGATCTCGCTAGGTATGAAGACTTCACTGCCCTAGTGGTTTGTGATATTGATGATCGGAAAATAGTCTACGTTGATAAATTCAATATTATTGACTGGACATTACAGAAAGCTAGAATAGTGACTGTGGCCAAGAAATTCCATAATGCTTTGATAATAATAGATTCTACAGGCCTTGGGGACCCAATCTATGATGACTTACGCGATGGAGAATTATTAGTAAGAGGCTTTAGGTTCACAAATAAATCAAAGAAAGACTTGATTAATAACTTATCAATACTGATAGAGCAAGAGAAAATCAAACTGCCGAAGCACGAGGATTTATTAGGAGAATTATTTAGTTTTACTTACACTCACTCCCAATTCGGTAATATTAAATTCTCAGCACCAAGCGGTTATCATGATGATTTAGTGATTGCTTTAGCACTTTCTTGTTGGGGATTAAAGGTTGGTGGAGGTTCAATCAGCTGGAATGTGGCAGGATTCAACCTTCGGTAATTTTATAAACCTAGAACTAACTATTATATAATTAACGTAAATTAATTTCATCATCATGCCTTCAACAAAATCAAGCAAGTCACTCAAGGAGAGTACAGGGTTAGTCTTCGTCCCCAGCACAGAAGTGTTTAATGCTAACTTTATTACTGAGGAAGCGCGCAAATCAACAGCTCTTAAGAAGGAAGAGAAATGGCCTGAAAATATTGGCGAAGAACACCCCTTTAATTTCATGCTTTACCGACAGATTTATTCTAAAGTGTCAATGATTGCTGGAGCAATCAATAAAACTGTTGACATGACTGTCGGACCAGGATTCCATGTTAAAACTGCTAAAGAACCAGTTAAGAAGATAATAACTGATTTCATGAAGAAAACAAATTTTGATTTATTACTGAGGAGTGTTGTGAGGGACATGCTTGTTTATGGTAACTCATTTATTGAGATAGTAGCTGATAAAAGTGATATTAGTGAATTAGTAGTCTTGAATCCAGAGCACATGTTCATCAAACGAGATGAGAAAGGGAATGTAGAGCATTACACTCAATACGCTTTAGCGGTTCCAAAATCAATAAATAACTCTTTCACTAAAGAAGAGGTGGCTCACTTCCCATTTAACTTGGTTGGTGACTCACCATACGGTTATAGCATAATCCACAGCATCTACAAAATAACAGAGAACTTGCTAAACATGCAGAGTAATGCAGCAATACTATTAGATAGAAAGTCTAATTCACCAGTCCATATCAAAATCGGAAGTGATGAATACCCAGCCAAACCAAGCGACATAGAAGATTTTGGAAATAACTTACAGAATATTACTGCCAGAACAGAATGGGTTACTAATCACGTCACTGATATTAACGTTGTTGGCTTTGAAGGCAAACTATTAAACCTTGCTCCTTACGCCAAACATTACACACAACAAATGCTGTTCGGATTAGAAGTGCCACTAGTACTAATGGGTGAAGGAAATATTCCAGAAGGACTGGCCAGAACCCAAATGGAAGCATTCCAACTAAGAATTAAATCAATCCAAGAGAACGTAGAACACATGATAGAATCACTAATATTCAAACGATTACTGACCCTGCATGGATTCGGCGAAGACGAAGAAATTGAATTTGAATGGGGAATGGAAAGCGAGACAGAAGGAGAAATAGGAATGCTAATGGATTTAATTAAAACTCCTCTATCTCCTGGCGCTAAATTAGCCATTGAACAGCGAATGCTCAATTTATTGGGTATTGAAGCTGTAGATGTAGAAATTCTTCCTCCTCAGGCGAAACCAGGAGAAGAGGAGCCAGAACAACCAACTCCAGAGAAGCAGAAAGAATTCATGGAGCGATTTCATAATATAATGAATAATTGGGAAAAATTAATTGAAAAACAAGAGGGTGGATAATTATTGTCACGGTTATAAACGCTGAAGGGCCATTACCATTATGCCCAGTTTGTAAAGAGAGACCGGTTCTTATCAGAGCAATACTTAATGGGGAGAAAACATTTGTTTGTGGTGAGTGCCTGGCAGAAGCGATTGAAGAAGAGAAGAAAGCAGAAATATATGAACGAGAACAACGATTAAAGAATTACAAGGAGAAAAAATAATTATGGGATGGAAGAAGTGTCCACATTGCAGGGAACCAGTATATTACGATAACCTTAGTGACGACGTCATCCATGAATGTAATAGCGGAAAGAAAGCATTAGATGAAGAAAGCCGCATTAGAATAGATGAACCCCCAATGATGCTTAAAGGATTAGCTAATACTCAATGGGGTACTGACGCAGCCATTGATGGGGCCAAAGGAGTACAGCGAGATGAACGTGGAAAGCCAAAAGCCCTATACAAAAGCCGCCAACATTACCAATATATCAAACTTAAATAATATTAATAAATTATGCTATTATTACTACTGTTCGGTGATTAAATATTTAAAGCTATAATGTGCTATTAATAACTAATGCCACCTGAATTTGACAGACTCAGACAAAAAATTGCGAAGAGTCTAAAGGGAAAAAAAAATCCTAGAACTAAAAAGCCATATACTGATAGTGAAATATACGCTATCGCAGTAGCGGCATGGAAGAAAACGCATGGAGGCAAAGCACCCGGAAGAGAATCATTGAAAGATGTTGTACTTAATTATTCAGTGCCAATAATAGCAGAAGGAATAGCCAACTTAAGGCGAAAAGACTTCGTTATCAGAGGCACAGCAATCAATGAAACAATAACTAGGAACAATATCAAGTACATTGGTGAAGAGCTTGAGAAAGCAGCACCATCTCTAGTCGGTAAGCCAATACTAAAGGATCATAAACACGAAGTTGATAGCATCATTGGGAGAGTCAGTGAATCAATCTATCAAAATAAAGGAATTCAATTCGGAGGAATAATAAAGGACTCTAAATCGAAGGAAATGATCCAAGACGGTAGGATAACTAACGTTAGTGTTGGAGCTAAAGTCAAGGACCTAATCAAAGTAGAAGGAGAAGGAGAAGCTGAAACACACTTCATTGCTAAAGGAATGGAATTCCTAGAACTAAGCCTAGTGGCTGTTCCAGGAGACCCTAATGCGACAATAATGCAAGCCATTACTGAAGCATTCGATGGAGGTGGTAAGGAAAATAACATTATTGTAGAAAAAATAATGGAGGATATAAGGATGGAAGAAAAAATGAAGAAGCTCGAAGAGAAAATGGAAAAAGTAAAAGAAGAATTAAAAGCAAAAGATGAAGCTCTTAAGAAAGCTCAAGAATCTCTTAATAAAATCAAAGAAGAGAAAAGGAAGAAATTAATCAGTGAAATAAAGGAATTGGACAAGGAAGCAAAAGTTGGTGAATTGTCTGAAGAAGCCTTAATAGCTATTAAAGAAAGCCTTACTCGCGTCAAAGAAGAAGATGAAGATGGTGACGATGCAGATGAAGATGGAGAGGAAGGAGAACCTGAAAAAGATAAGGAGGATGGAGAGGAAGCACCTGAAAAGAAATCCGAAGCTCCCCAGGAAAAAATAAGTACTGGGAAGAAGGATGAATATGTCTTAGAGAAATCAAGATATGGTGCTAATCTCTGGAAGAAGTGATTTAGATGAGTTACACACAAGATAAACTTTTATTAAAAGAACCTGACTTCGATAGTTACACAGCAATCGCTGACGAAGCTGTCAGCGGAGGACAATTACTATCAGCTACAGGAGCAGATGACTTAGTAACTTCTGGAGTAATGGCTTGGGGCGACTTAAGAGTCGTCACAGCAGCAACAATGGCGGACAAAGCCAACGTTGCAGGAATTGCTCTACAGAATACCGCGGCTAGCGGTGCTGTCGCAGTAGTTACTAAAGGCGTTATGGTCTTACCAGCTGGAAGTGATGAAGTAAGTAATGGAGTAACGATGGGCTACAAAGTTAGCACAGATATCGCTGGAGCAGGCGTCATTGACGCACCTGTTGGCAGTGGTCATACAATAATTGGGAGGGCCTTAAGCGCTGCAAGCGAGTTAGCTGCAAGCGTTGTAGTAAGGCTTGACGTTTAGGAGAGGATTGAATTATGAAAAAAGTACAAGAACTATTAAAAACCGGTGACGGAATAGAAGGACAATTATTAATCCCTAGAACTATTCACGCCCAATTAATTGAGGAAGCAGAAAAGAAAAGAATAGGCAGAAGTGCAGCCGCAATAGTTGTAGGACCCAATGGTATCAAAGGCGCAAGTTACGACGTTGACTTAATGACTCCTAACAGTATGGATGTCTATCAGATTGCTGAAGGAAGTAAAATAACACTTGATGAGGAAAGTTATGAAACTTTCAACATGAAACCGACAAAGTACGGCGTTTCACTTAAAATAACTAATGAAATGCAAGAAGACGGTAAGTTTGATTTACTTCCACGAAACGTTAGAACGGCAGCCAAGAGACTTGCTGAGAATGAAGATAGCTTAATCATTAGTGACGCTTGGGATAACGCTGGTAATACTGTTACTGGCGGTGCAGCAATATTAATTGCTAACATCACAAGGGGAATACAATACTTAGAGGACAATGACTATGAGGCAACTGATATGTACATTGGACCAGAAGTAGCTAATGATTTAAGAAATATTGACACATTCGTTGAAGCAGACAAGGCAGGGATCAGTGATCCTAGCAAGAGTCTTATTGGAAGAATCTTCAACATGGACGTTCATGTCGTAAGCGCTAATATTATGAACACAAAATATGCTTACATAATTGACAGGAATCATTCGTTCATGATTGTTGAAAAGAGACCACTAACGGTTAGTAACTTCGATGACACTACAGGGGACATGACTGGCTCAACAGCCACTCAAAGAATAAAAGTAAGACAATTAAGAGCTAACGCTACTTGTAAGATAACAACCACTTAAGCGAGGCAAACTAACATGAAAGACGGATTAAAAGGTATAAACGTGATTGGTGTTGGTAGTCCAACAACTGAGTGGGGTAAACAAATGATTGCTGGAAGTGGGGCTACAGGAGCAGGCAGTAGTGTCTGGTATGTATTCCCAACAGCTTTTGATGGTACGCCGATTGTTACTGCAACGAGTGCTGAAACTAATGAAGCAATGGTTGTTCCATTAGGCAGCGTTGGTACAGGAAGCTTTTATGTTGAGACAACTAGTGCTAGTCAGAATTTTACTTGGAACGCGATGGGCTAAAGGGTTTAAATTAAAACATTTATTATTTTATTTTTTTATTTAAAAAATACCTCTAACTACGGAGGCAAAAGAAGATATGCTGAGAGGTGATAAAACGGAATGGGAAGATTAACAGAGATAGTTAACAACGTCGCTACTAACGGCAGTGTTTTTAAAACAACACAAGTCGGAGCTGGTAGTATGCACATTACTAACGCCAGTATTGATGTTGACGTGACGGTAGCTGATTATGTTAGCGTCACTCAGTCAGGCAATTACATAGCTACTAAGAGTTATCCTGAAGTAACCTCTACTAAGTATGAAGGAATTCATATTGATAGTAGTGGGATAGCTGCAGCAACTAATTTTAGTGGCACAATGATTAGTGATGGAACTAGATGGCTTAAAGGAGTGACTGTCTATGGTGGGCTTGATGATGATGACTTCGTACACGTTAGTCTTAGCGGTACTGCACTAGCAGAGATTTTTATTGCTAGTGGAATATGGACTAAGGCCAATAGTAGTCACAATTTCATCTGTGATGAGCCAAACACATGGACTAGCGGCGCGCAACTAGAAGTATTCGTTGATAACAATACTAATAAGGATGCAAGTGTTAATATTAGTGTAGAATGGATGGAGTAATAATTAATTATGACAGGTAGGGGAAGCGGATGGATAGGGACAGCTAAAGCAACTAAATGCAAGTGTCTTGACTGTAGTTATGAAGCGGCTAAGAGTGGTCGCTGTCTTGGAAAAGTATGCCCTAATTGTGGTACTAAATTGGTGAGGGCTAAATGAGTGAAGAGAACACGCAGCGGGCAAGAAGATTTTATATTAGTGAGAATAATTTTGGTGAGCCAGTGATTGGGGGTGCAGGAATAGTATCTTCTGCAGGATATCTTGAGGGTTATTGGAAGAATAAAAGGGAATTAACCATTGATAGTTCATTAATAGATGAAACATTAACTAATTTTCCAATATTGGTTAAATTAGATAGTACAAATATCTCCTGGAATAAGGTTGACGCTAATGGTAGTGATATAAGATTTTACTCTACTGATGAGGCTACATTTTATCAGTATGAGATAGTTTCATGGGATGTTGCAGGTCAGAATGCTGAGGTATGGGTTCAAGTGCCTAGTATTTC